AACAATTGTCAATTCATAAACTGCTCGTTTCGCAATCACGACCTGTATTCCATCAACCTGCAAGGAAACACAGGGTTTTGCAAAATATACAACTGCTGGTGGTTCGACGGAGCCCGAGTTGTACACTCTCAAAGTTTGGGTGGCACTGTCGTAATCGAAAACTCTTTGATTGGAGAAAATGCTGGTGCGATTGACGCACAAGGCACTGTTCTTCTCAAAGGGAATGAATGGAACGGCTCAAATTTTGACAAGCTGAGCCCCACCGGGTATTTGAACATGGGGCCTGCAGCCATAATCATCAAAGAGGGGACACGTCTGGTAGCTTTGGGGAATAGTTTTGGTTTGATTCAGCAAAATTGCATTACGGCTGAACAACCCAATGGGATTTCTGTTTTTGGCAACCGTGTACAATTGTCCGGTGGAACCTTCATGAAGACGCGGCAGCTCTTTTCGGAAAATAGTGTTGTAATGTCGAACAACCTGTTCTGGGCACGATTTGCGGCTACCTCGAATGTTTGGGATATATCAGGAGGATTTCCAGTCAACAATTGCATTTTGACAGAAAATGAATGGCGAGTGCAAGAGAATCAAGGCGCATCTCTCCTTTTTGACGACTCTCTTTTGGATGCAAACAACAAGAATGTGGTCTCTGGAAACGTGTACAGGTCCGTGTAGATAACACAATTCACAGCACGCGTGAAATTGTCCGATAAAAAGGTAAAAAACAATGCCAATCGTTACCGTTCCCTTGCGATCTTTTGATCTAAAAGCTGTTCGAAGATGGAGTTGGGACAACTACACTATTTTTGAAAATGAAATGGCAAGTGCCCCCGGGAAAGTCTTTACAATAAGCGATCCAGAAGAAATTGCGAGCTATTTACGAAACAAGGTTTTTGAACCGGGGTTTGGATTCAATTCACGTGTGGTTTACGATCCTACGTACGGAAGTCAAATTGAAATTTATATTGCCAACGATGATGGGTCAATCGAAGCTTTACCGGGGGAGGTTCGAGTAGGCGTCATCAGTGATGAGCAACACGGAGAGCTCACGGCCACATATTTAGGAAGCGCTATGCACACCATTGTTGACGCGTTCACCGATGGGTTCATGGACTTTCCCTACAGGGAGCTGATTTATGGCCTAGAACCAGGCTACGGCGAGATGTACGGCGCCTCAATGCAGACATAAAGGAGAGCATGATGCCAGGCGAGATTTTCTACCCAGTAAAGACAGGCTTTAGCATCAACAAATTTCCCTTCAGGACGACTTTCAAGAACGAGTTGTACCTACCCAAAGTGTGGGAGAGCTCGCCCGGTGCTCGCAACACCGAGCAAAGTCAATTTGACGGGTACATCAAAACAAGCGCAAAAGGCGTTTGGAAAGTGTATTTCAACGCGCAGATCTCGACGTGGTCTGGCAACGCGATGAACATCCTGATCGATTTTTCAGAAAACTCCCCGATTGGCTCACCTGTACCGGAGTTGGTGATCAAAACAAATTTACGATCAGGCTACGGCACATGGCAGTCTGTTTATGGATCTTACGTTCGACAGATGGCTACCCTTACATCTGTTTACCCTAGGATCTGCGTGCTGGGCTCTTTCCAAGAGCAAATAGCACTAGGACCCATCAACTTCGGGATGACTCTGTTGAAGCGTCTGCAATAATAACGGGGCAAAGGGAAAACGTCATGGCATACGTTCGAGTTTCATACGCACGCAATACCTCGCTGACCGAGCTCAACCGCGCGATGAATCAGAATGCTCTTTACATCGCCGAGGCGATAGCATTCCAAACTGTGCGCGAAGACAACTTAGTCAAAGTGTTAGAAACTGACATTGCTGGGACTCTCGATAGCAAGTTTTTAGCTGGAGACGGGTTTGAAAATAATATTAGCCTAGGCGGGCCGTACGGCGCCGTATTAATCCAGACCGTACTGACTCCAGGTGATACAATAGATGCAAGCCCTGGCAATCTGAAAGTTGGAGTTTTGAACGATGAAAACCATGGCAATAGAGCAGGAGGTGATCTCCATCCGTTAGCCACACCTCAATCTGCGGGTTTTATGTCTACACAAGACAAGACTGTTGCCGATCTAATCATCATAGCTTACGGCTTTATTTACCGCACTGTGCAGGTTTCGGTCACTCCGCCGGTAGCTCCCGCAACGCAAATTTTGTTGTTCGACACAGCAGGAGAATCCCAAAATACAACTTTGATCCCAGCTTCGGGAATAATACGAATGTTTCAGAAAGGATTGTGGCAAATAGAATTCAATATGACGGCAGAAAAGACAACAGGGACCTCTGATGAGTTGTACATATCTTTTGTAAAAAAACCCGCAGGAGCCCCCCCAGTAACGTTGCCTCAGGTTCGGCTGGTCAAGTATTTTGATCGGTTCTTGCCTCTCACCACTCTGCACTTTTCCGCCACACTGATGGAGGAATTTGACAACGGTGATGAGGTTTGGGTCGAAATAAGCTCCCGCAGTGGAGGTGCGTTCTTTTTCGAATCTGGCAACCTGTCTGCACAAAAGATAGGCGACTAAGAAAAAAGGAGACCACAATGCCTTTCCGCATGAAGTATTACACGCCTGTGTCAACCGATCTGCTATCGATAAATGACGCGTTTTATCGCAACCAAAAAAACGCTGGTGACTTCATAGATGTTGTATTTGCCGAAGCTGAAAATTTAGTTAGGGTGAACTCAAACGATCCTGTTTCATCATACCTACAACACAAGCTCCTTGGCGGACCGGGTTTGGTTGCATCAAACGAATTTTTTATAGTGACTTGGAAGCGCCGACTGGATGTCGTAAACAATGATGGGTCGATTGTGGTCGGCGCCGATTCTTTGGCCCTAGGCACGATCAACAACACCCAACACGGGCAACGAAGTGCAGGCGAACTACATCCTTTGGCAACGTTTAGCACGCCCGGATTTATGTCCGCCGAAGCAAAGGCATTGATCGAAGAGATCCCTCCTTCTTTTGGTAGTATGTATAGAACCACACCTCTTGGAATCGATTGCTTGTTGCCTCAACCTGAGGGGTACAAATTGACGTTTGAGTCTGTTACGCCTGGCAGGGATATGGTATACGATCCTGCAAACGGCACAATGACAGTTACACGCGAAGGTATGTACAAGATCACATTTAGCGGAGAATTTGAAAACGCCGTTCTTTCGGGGGTCGCTACAAAAATGTATTTTGCCTTTTACTATTCAACCCCACCAAGCGGTACGCGGATAAACATCCCCAATTGTGGGGTGTTCAAAAACATAACCTATACTTCTCCAAGTCGAGAAGAAACACTAACACAATCAATCATTACCCGGCTTCCAGCAAACGCCAGCGTTTGGGTAGAAATTGCATGTAGCCGCGCCCAACCGCTGCGTCAAAACGCTTCGAACTTGTCGTTGGTTAGGTTGGCGGCGTAAAAACAAGTTTTCAGGGTTCGCTTCAAAAATCTCCGAGAGGTCATCATGGCGTTAGCCCCAAGATTGAAAAAAGTAAACAAAATAGATATCCAGCAAGTCTTGGATAGGATGTACAAGAAATTGCAATCCGCCTTGGCGGTGATTTTTGCTGGAGATCTTACCGGCGACGCAACATCCCAAACGGTAGTGGGTATCCAAGGACGTTCTGTGGCATCCGACCCGCCAGGGGATGGCGACATGTACACTTGGAACAACTTGTCGTCACAGTGGGAACCGACTCCGCTGGCATTTTCAGGAGACCTCACTGGAGATTCGTCCTCGCAAACGGTAGTGGGTATCCAAACTAGGACTGTATCAGCAGCAGCCCCCGCAGACAGAGACGTTTTGATCTGGGATGATTTTGCATCCCAATGGGTACCCGGAGATTTGCCGTTCGCGGTGGTGGACACCGTTGCAGAGCTTGCCGCGTACGACACTTCGGGGTTGGAAAACAGCGTGACGTTTTGGGTACGTTCTGTCCGCGATGAATGGATTTTGGAAAAAGATACCACACAACCCTTTTTTCCGGACAACATCACCATTTGCAATGCCACGCCTACGGGCAAATGGAGAAGGCGGCTGCTACCAAACCCATACTGGACCTATCAGTTTTCCTCTCCTCGCGATTGGTACATCGACATCGTAAACGGCGACGACGAAAACGACGGAACAACATTTGGGACGGCGCTTGAAACGTGGGCTGAGTTCCGCCGCCGAGCGCAGCAATCCTTTTTGCCCATTCAGTCCGCAACCGTGTACATCGGGGAACGTGGCCTTTTCTCGAGCGATCAAATCGAAGGGCAGTTCAACCTCGATGAGCAGGCAGACTTGAACATTACGGGTTTGCCGGAGCTCGTCGATCAAGGCACTGTGCAAAACTTCACCCGAAACCCTGCCGCGGGTGATGAGGGCACACTAACTGCTACAGCAGCCCAATTTTGGGGGTACGGCTACTTTTTCCGTTTTACGTCCGGCCCTCTAACCGGATACACCTTCTATCTGCATGCATCTCTTGGAGGCAACAGCTACGCATGCTCAAGAATCTTGCGCTACTTTAGTGGAGCTACATACATCCCAGCTGGAGTCAATCCAAATCCAGGCGACACTTTCGATGTTTTCGAACAACCAGCTTGCTACCTTGGCGCGCTGGCTATCTCCGCTCCGGCTGCGCGCACAACAAACGATCTAAACTTTATATTCCGATCGGTGTCGCTAAACTCTAGCATAGCTGTTCCTATAGTAACTGGCAACGCCGCTTATGTAGACACCACATTACTCGCTGAGTTTGAAGCTGGCGGAAATTCTTGGATGATCAATGTGTACGTCTCAGGATTCTTTTATGCTTCAGGGTATTTCAAGTTTTCAGGGGGCGTGCTTGAGCTAAACAATGGTAGTGTCTTTTACACGAGAAGCATTGCGAATTTTGCAGACGATCCGGTGCAAAACTGGAACGGCCTTGAAGTTCAGGATGGGGCATTAGTTAACATTGAAGACTGGTATGTAATCCGGAACATCTACAACGCCCGAGGTTGGACAGTGGGCGGAAAGATGAAGTTTGATGGGGGTTCTCTTTCGGGCGTCATCGGTACCGGTTCTGCAATCATGCTCCGCCCCGGAGCGCAGGTATACCTCGATCGAGACTTTCAGTGGCCGCTTACCATCACTGTTCCCACCCCGGGGCAGGAAATCCAAATCCTTGGCGGAACCGCCGAATACCGCAGCTGGACCGAAATACCTTGGAACGACTCCCACAGGATGATTGTGGTGTCCGATGCTGTGGAAGGCAAATCCACGACGTTGACGGGAGGATACACATACGAAACTATCAAAGTCGGCTACCTTGGAGCCGGTCCGGTTGCGCCCAATCTGACGCAATTTCTGCTGCCTAACTTTACGTTGAGCTTGACAGACATCTTGGAGCACACAGTCCAAAACAATACCACACTGAGAAAACTCAGAGTAAGAGCCGCAGTGGCACCCGTCGGTGAAAACAACACGTTCGAGGTGCTCGTCAATGGTGCTCCTCTTGTTCCAGCATGGATTCTAACATTGAATGCTGGCGCGTTTACAGCGCAAGACACCACATCAAATTACCAAGTGCTTGCTGGTGATACCGTAAGCGTTCGAGCTACGTCACCGGGAGCAGGCACATCCGCAGCAGATGTGGTCTGTGAACTGGAAGCTGCATAGGAGACGAAACATGAAAAACCCGAAACTTGTGGTCCCTCCTCGAACCGTATGCTGTGTTTACGTATTCACCGCAAACGGCGTAACCTATAAAACGATCTTACACAACGAGGTCGTAGCAAAGCGCATCGCCGAAGGGCATCTACGCGATGCTATGGCAATCCCTGAAAAAATTGTGGCTTTGCGTCAAGATGCCTCCTTAGAAGAAACATTCAACTTTGAAAGCTTGACGTTGGCTATGGGCGCGCACTTACCCGGGGATGCATCTCAAAATGCAATCAATCTAAGAGCGCGTGTACTACACCATACAGACCCCGGAGCAGAGCACCCCGCTTGGGTGGCGAAGCTTACCGAAGGCGCCCAGATCTTTTTGAAAAGATCCTCCTTATGGCCTGGTGTGCAACAGCAACTAGAGCAGCTGCTTGCGCAGTAGACTCCCCCTGGAGGCCCTATGATACGCGCAGCTCAACTCATAAAAACTGGCAGGATTAGCATCCAGCAAGCGTTAGATCGCTTGCGTAAGAACACGAGCACCGCCATAGATGCTGTCGCCGTCGAGCTAGGCAAGGCTAAGGTCAGCGTCAACGACACCACTCTGGATTACCTGTTGTCCAAACTCGTAGGTGGCACCAATATCAATCTGGTTGAGCTCAACGATGGGGGAAATGAGCAAATCCGGATCGACGCAACTGGCGCCGCAGCTGACGTGTGGGTGAAAGCTACCGGGGCTGATACCACTGCGGATTACCTAGACAACAAAGTAGTCCCCGGAGACGGACTTATTCGAACCATCGCGAACCCTGGGTTGAACGAACAATACCAGCTTGACGTGGTGGCCAACGCTGACGGAAGCATTCAGGTCAATGCCAACGATATCCAGGTGGGAGTGTTGGCAACAGATGGGCAGCACGGAAGCCGGGGTGGGGGAGCCCTGCACACAGGAGCTACGGGCGCCGTAAATGGCTTTATGAGCGCTTCCGACAAGCTCAAGCTAGACGGAATCGTTCCTGCCAATTTGGTTCCTACAAGTCGCAATCTGACCGCTGGTGACGGCCTGACCGGGGGCGGAGACCTTACCGCAGATCGCACCTTCGACGTGGTCGCCAACGCTGACGGAAGCATTCAGGTCAACGCCAACGATGTCCAGGTGGGTGTTTTGGCAACCGATGGGCAGCATGGCAACCGGGGTGGGGGAGCCCTGCATGCGGTTGCTACACAAGCGGTAGCGGGGTTTATGAGTGCTTCAGACAAGACCACTTTAGATGGCCTGGTTGTTGGGGGTTCTGGCATCACAGCGGAAGGGGGCCTCTACATCACAGCAATCAACGACACCGGTGAAGTAAGCGTCAAGGGAAAAGTTGTTCGTGCTTCCACAGCAGTAGACCACGCGGTATCTCTAGCGAACCTAGGCGAACTTGACCCGATGGGTGTAATCTATGATGCCGGAGTGGCGATCAGCGGCAGTATGCGGGTGGTAATCGCCGGATGGGCGGACGTTCTCGTCGATGCGGGATCCACAATCCAACGCGAATACTGGGTGGGTGCACCCCCCTCTCCAGGTGGTACCATAGGACGCGCAAGCGTGACCACAATCCCATCACCTCCAACCGCAACCACACACTTCCAGGAAATCGGACACTGCTTTGAAACCAAAGCCAACACTGGAAATACCCTGGCACGGTGTGTCTTGCATTTCAACTAAGGTGCAAAAATGACAATTCGAAGACAAAACATAGGGCAATTCAACCGGCTGGGTGTACAACAAGCGTTGGATCGTTTGAGCACCTCGGTAGCAGATAACACCGAAATCATCGAGTACGCCGACGAAGCTGAACGCAACAGTGCTGTGTTGTCTCCGGACATGATCGGAAGTCTAGCGCACCAACTAGACAACGGCACATTCTGGCTGTTGCGCAACAATTCTCCTGTGGAATGGGTACCTCTTGGCAACAACGTGTTTCCTGTGAAGGGCACTGGTGATGACCAGATGGTCTACGTCCGGACCACCGGGGATGACACCACAGGCGACGGACGCACCATCGCCACCGCCTACCGCACTGTTCGGCGCGCTCTTCAAGACCTCCCCCTTCTGATTTGGGGGGTCCGGTACGTGATCGATTGTACCGATATAGGTCAGGAACTCCATGCCGACCCTACCGAATTGCCCATGGTGATCTCACCCGACCCACAATTTTTTGATCCGTCCCCAGCAGTCCCAGGTTTTTTGATTCGTGCACCTGTCACTCTTCAGGCAACGCCGACACTTGTGGACACAATCGATGTAGGAGAGCTTACGGGGCAGACACAAGAAGCGTTGACGGGGCTGCGCACTCTGCAAACCAGCAAAAACTACGCCTTGGATGAGCAAAAAGGAAGGATTGTTCGGGATGCCAACGGGGTGCTGGGAGTCATAGCATCCAACACCGCAGGCCCCAACAGCGACATCGAGGTTACGCAGGACGGTGCATTCACCGCGCCGGTAGAAATTCTAGCGCCTTCAGCTGAGATCAGAAATTCCGATGTTGGTGGAAGCAATGCGTTTGAATTGCGCAACTCTGTTTGCCGGGTGCAGTTCAACGGAATCAAGTTTTCCACTGCGAACCCATCATCTTTTCGCTATGGATTACTAATGGACAACCCGCTCTACACCGTTGGATGTACCATGTGCCAACTGGACGGAGTCAGCGGATTTATTGGATCATCTCAACCATCATTTTCAACATGCCAAGTAACAAAGCGATTTGGCTTCACAGGGCTTGCAGGGAGCCTATTCAATTGCTTGATCAATGATACTACCATATCGCTTCGAAATGGCGGAGTATCCACCGATGTGAATTTCTGGTTCGAGAACATAATAGACGGTTGTTCTACAGTGGGCGGAAGCACTGGGATCGAAGAAACCAATCGGGTTGCTATTTCTATGGATAAAATCATCGTGCGTAACGGCACCGCCGATGGCATCTTCGTGGGCCCACTGACAAGCATGCGCCTGCGAAGAACCCGCTGTGACAACAATGCGGGAGACGGTGTGGAGGTGCAAGGCGCCAACCGAATCACATTGCTCAACGTGTCCGGCACAGGGAATACAGGACTTGGGCTCAGAGTCACGGATGCCGCGCAAGCAAATCTGCAAGGGACTGTTGACATAACAGGAGTAGGTGGAGACTACAAGGTTGGAGGAAATGCTATAGGCACATGGGGTGCTTTCTCTGGAGACGAAAACGACCTCGGAGCAGGCACCTCACAGCTGTGCAGAATGTTTGTATGATCCCGATGTGAGGCGGCTATGCAATTTGGGTCAATTGGAGGCATCAAAAGGTACCTAAACAACCTTGGATTCTCTCCGGGGGGTGACCTAGCTGGAACAGCCACAGAACAGATCGTAGCGGGCCTTCAAGGCCACCCGCTTGCACCTGACATTCCCATGCCAGGCGACGCGATCATGTGGAATGGTAGTACCTATGCGCCTTCTACCATTCCGCACGAGCCTTCCATTTACAACGTAAAAACCTATGGTGCAAAGGGTGATGGAGTATCTAACGACTCACCAGCCATCCAAACAGCGATGGATACTCTCACAGCAAATTGGAGAACAGGTACGTCTTGGGCCAGGCTATACTTCCCACCGGGGGTATACAGGCTTTATGAGCCCGTAGAATTCAACGGAGACACCTACGCATTTTTGAAGCTTGAAATAGTAGGCAGCGGTAAGAGTAACACAATCCTCCATCAAAAATACTATTCAACCAAAGATTTACTACACTTCAACAATGTAGGGACTGCCTACATCGCATGCCTAACAATTAGAGATCTACAATTTGGTCCCTGTGTGCAAGCTCTAAAAATCGATAACTTTACTTATTCTAACGTGATTGATTGTTCTTTCAAATCAAATGGATGGGACAAGGCGCACAACTCGGTGATGCTCACCGGAAACACATCAGGAGTATTCTTCAAAGGATGTTGGTGGTACCACCAAAGAGGAAACAATCTGCGTGTTGAAAACGGCGGCGTTACCATGGCGGAGTGCCTATTTGGGGAAGACTCGGGAGCAATTTGGGTAAGGGGAGGAGTGAATTTTATCGGGTGTGCATGGGGGGGCCGCAACTATGACAGGATAAACTCCACTGGCTACATGAACATGGGGAGAGCATCCGTGATTGTCGAAGGGGGATCTAACATGCTCTGCATGGGGTGCACACTGGGCACAATAAAAGACGTGTTCTGCACCGCAGACATGCCGAGCGCACTAAATATAATTGGTTGCTCTGCAGCTCTTTATGGGGGGACACTAATCAAAACACGTAGGATATTTGGGAATCATTCGGTGTGCCTTGCGAACAACCATTACATTTGGGCACGCGAAGGAGAATGTGCGCTGTGGACAACAGCAGACGGCTACCCTATCAACAACAGCCATTGTGTTGGCAACACCCTCCGAGTAAGCGACAGTGATAACGCTTCTATGACAGTTGATGATTCCTTGCTGGACCCAGCAAATCGCAATGTTGTTGAAAACAATATCATAAGGAGCCTATGATGGGTAGTGTCAACATAAAGCATGCGCTGGACATCCGAAGAAACTTGCAAGGGATAGCACCGCCTACATCCGGGGAGCACAAATTGGGAGACATCGTGTGGAACTCCCAACCGTCCCCAGGAGGCTACGCGGGTTGGATCTGCGTTGTTGCAGGCACACCTGGGACATGGAAAGGTTTTGGTCTTATAGCCTTATAGATTTTGCCGAACGGATGCCTTCGCATCCAAACAGCATCCTTTGATGCAGGAGAGAAACCATGGCGATCAAACCATCATTAGCAAAAAACAGTCAACTGGCAATCCAGCAAGCTCTGCGTCTGGCAGGAGGTAGCGGGGTAGTTGCACCATCCGCCTATGGGGAGATTTACTGGAACACACCAGCCGTGCCATTTGCTCAAGCGGTCACACAAGCACCGCCCGGGCCCCCCGACCCATACCTCGCGTTCAACGCTGCTGGGCCATCCAACGGAGTCACCGTCAACCCAGTAGCAGGTAGTTTGACGGTCACAAATGGTGGGTTGTACCTCGTTGGGCTGAATTTCTCGCATTACAACAGTTTCAACACCGGCCTGGTTGTGGCTGAAATTCTTGCTACCGGAGTGCCAGTGCCCAATTTGGCGCAATTGCATCCCGTGATAGGTGTGGGCGAAAGCCAAAGCGGGCATTTGTCATTGTCTGGGTTACTAGAATGCGAAGCTGGAACAGTCATCACCGCGCAGGTTTACGGGATCAACTCAGGTAACAACTTGAGTATTGCTTTCTCCAACATGTGGGTAGCTTTGCAATAAACTGGTGCTACTAATCCATAAAGAAAGATTCTAAGCTATGCCATTCAATCCAGTACCACTCCTTTCATCCGACTTGTCGCTGCGACAAAGTTGGTACAAGCTACAAAAGCAAATAGATGCAGCGATCGCTGCTTTGGACACGGGCTCCGGCCTCGGTGCTACACTCTACGTGTCACCTGTAGGCGACGACGCCACCGCCCAAAGAGGCTCCATAGTGCTCAAATACCAGACCTTACAAGCAGCCGTAGACGCCGCCCAGACCGGCGATGCGATTGTTGTAGGGCCAGGTACATACACAGAAGACATCGTTTTGCGAGACGATGTAGACAACATAAGCATAATCGGCGCTGGGCCGTCCAGCACGATTTTGCAGAATGCTACCGCTGCCCCTACCGTCCAATGGACCGGAGCTACAGGAATACAACGCCTACAAATCGCCAATCTACAAATCGTAAACACCGGTGCAGACGCTTGCTTACTACTAGACGGAACCGCTGTAACCGACTTGTTCGAAGGAGGTCTGTGCCTGCTACAAGATGTGATCTTTCTGGGCGCTGGGTTATGCCTAGACGCCATCCGGGCGACCTCGATCACGCTCACAGATTGTGCTGCAAATGACCTTATACGCGCATCCAACGTGAGCAACCTCAACCTTATAACGTGCAGCGTGGAAGAGCTCACCCTAGACTATGATGCAGCACAGCCAGAACCCAACATAGGGCTAGCTCCCTGCCGGCTCAATAGTTGCCGCCTAGCCGGACCTATGAACGTAAACAACCTTTGCCAAGTCGAAGCAACCGACACTGTATGTCGAGATATACTCACCAATTTGGTCGACGAGGCCACACCGCGCAACGGTTACGTGCTGTGCAAAAACAGCTACATCTACGGAAATATTGGGGTCAACTTCGACTGGCAAAACGTTGCTGCAGATACCGTTGCGGCTGATTTTGATGGTAGTCATACTTACGGGGCATTTCTTGCTGATGGTACGGCCTCAATAAACCGAGGCGTGGTCTCCCTACGCAGCGGCGTGCTTGGAGACGCACCAGGAAACACCATAATTGGAGCAAACAACGTACTGATCGATATCACCGGGAGTACGTTCAACCAGTCTTTGCTTGGGGGTGCCGCGGCCGTTGCCAGAGATCGACATATCCTTCCGGTTGGCACCATCCAACCTTTCACGGGGGCGCCAGGCCCCACCCAACCTTTCACACCGCCATTTCCAACCACAAATTACATTGTGACTGTCGAACCCTCCCCCGCAGCTCCCGATGTGACTTGGATGGTCTTTGCCAAGACTACATTTGATGTGGACTTGCAAGGCTTTGCTGTGGGTGCACCACTACCGGGCCCCACACCAGCAGGCATTATGCTTCTCTATCAAAACACGTAAAAAGCCATGAATGAATTGGGGGTCCCTTGGGAAACTGTCGCAATCGTAGTGGCCTTGGTAGCAGGTATCAAAAGGCACGCGCCAAGCGTAAAGGGCTGGAAAACCATTGTGTTAGCAGCGGTCGCATCCATTCTTTTGTGCTACGATTACGCCATACCAAAATGGCTTCTCCCGATTCAGACCGGCCTAAAGGTCCTAGCGATGGCGATCGGGGGGCACGCGTACCTGCGCCGCATGACCGGCCGCGTGTTCCCCGACCGTCCATCTACGTCCAAATCCCAAATCCAAGAAACCCCTCCAAAATCTTCCGAAAGAGAAACACCCAATCCCAACGACACGCCAGAAACCACGTAGGTTTGATCATGCCCGAAAAAACCGACACTGAGCGCATTGTTGCAATCCAAAAGAAAATGGACTACCAACAAAAGCAGCTGAACCAACTCGAACAAGATCAAGGAGGCACACTGGCAGCAATCGCCAACGCCGAGCTCGAGGTTCAGCAGCTCAGGGTAGATTTTCTCGCACTTGCCGATCGTGTGGGATTACCTCCACAGGGCAATAGCAAGGGCAGTGGGATTGCCGGCGACCTTGCACTGCTCCAAGCTTCAGCTGTGAGCACCCAAAAAGAATTACACGCCCTCACCGAACGTGTCGGTGAAGCACCCTCCGAGCGGTCCAGCGGCACCGGTATGTCTCGAGCAATCCATCGCCTGGAAGCTACCATCGGGGTGGCCCCCAACGAGGCCACAGGACATGAAGGATCCGGCATCGCAAAAACAGTGGTGGAGCTTTACCGGCTGGCTAAGGAATCGCAAGAAATGCAGGCCAAGGAAGCCGCCAAACCCCTGGAGTTTGAGCGCAAGATTCGAACCGTGGCGGCTATTCTATCCGTAATCGTGTTCGTCGGGACGATATCAGCCGCCATAGGTGCAGCTCTTGTGTGGTACCTCAAGCATTCACTAGGTGCAACATGACACGATACCTCGAACCAGAATACAACCCTGAGCTATCAATAGAGCAACACGACCGAGTTTTTCAATATCTCGGTCCAGACTCTTACGCAATCAAGGTTTCCAAATACGACCAAGACACGAGCAAGACACGAGCAACCTATCCTTCAGTGTGGGGAAGACACACAACTTCGACATGATAGGCATCATCGATGAGTACTTCAGAGGTGCCCCGGTCAAGGTTAGCTATGCGCCCAAAAGTGCACTATGTAGAAAAACGCATGCTTCTATAAAAAAATTTGGCAACGCAGATGATTTTATAGACGTTGTTGTTACGCCTGACGCGCATAGCCATTGGCAAGAATCCCAGCTGAATTATAGCTTGCTTTACATTTTCTACATCTTGCTGGAAAACGCAACTGCTTGGATGAGGGAGCACAAGGAAAGGCCAGTAAACACGCAAATCCTGCTGCCTAACGTGCTAGATATAGACCCTCGACTAAAAGCTCTTGGTTTATACTTAGACAGCGCAAGCTATCTTTTAGGTAGTCCCTGGCTAGGGGCACCGCACCCGTACACTGTGGTTACAATCGACGGGCTTGTAGACCTCATCAAGCAATATACCAAAAAAGCTGAAAAATCCGACGCTCAAAGCAAACAAGCGCTTACAATGTACGTGTGCGCCACCAAAGAAGACGAGGTGTTCGAACCTCCTTTGGTGGGCCAAAACATCCTAGAAACGTTTGACGGCTTGTATGGATTTACAAAATGAACCTAAACCAACACTACCAACGCATCTTCCCCTATGCAATTGCATGCGCTCTAGCCGGTTGGGCCATAGGCATTCTTGGGTCATGCCTGACCGGCTGCTCATGTCGGGATACCATCCCCCACGTCGTCCAGGCGCAGTCTTTGGTGGATGACGCACAAGCCGCGCTGGACCAAGCACAGCTTGCTGTGCTCACCGCAAATCTCCCCCCAGAGACGGCAGAGAGGGCACGTCAGGCCATCCGACAAGCCCATGATGGGTTGCGGGTTGCCTCCACTGCATTAGCCGCTTCAGTGGGCGCCTGCGAGGCGCAGCACGTCCCTGAGATCTTCCAAGTCTTCTTAGACGCCTGGAAAGTTATCCGTACAATCGTTCCGGTTATGGGTACATGTCAGGAGCCATGCGTAGGCATAAAGGACCCTATTGTCTACACTTTAGCCCAAGAGTAAACCATGCTATACGACGCGACCACAGTAAATCTACAAAATCTCATATCTGGACACAAGGACGCGGTGATCTACTTTTCTGCTTCCTGGTGTACCCCCTGCAAACATTTTGGGCCTGTGGTTGAGAAGGTGGCAAGAAAAATGCCACATTTGCCGTTCTTCAAGGTAAATATCGAAGATGCGCCGATGGCCAATGAGCTCGGCGTCAAAGCAGTGCCCACAATCGTTGTGATCCGAAAAGCGTCGGTGGTTTTTCAGAAAGCCGGCGTTCTCACAGAAGATGCATTAGTTAGCGCAATCAACATCACATCGCGATAGGTACCCAATGGCCGCAAAGCTGCTTGGATGGATCAAAGACACGCCAGACCCGAAAGACCGCCATAGCACGCAATGGCTGGCGCAAATGCAAGATTTGCGCAAAGGGCGCACCAGTGCCAGCTTGCGTCACGTGCGCGGTCCGAGATTTTGGCAAGTAGGTCAATCTTGTGTGGGCTACGCGCTCAAACGAGCGATCTACATGTCCCATCGAATGCACGGTGTGCCTCTACCACGTCCAGCAAGCGCGACGTTTATCTACACCGCAGCTCGCCGTCAAGAAGCCCCCTACACCCGACCCCTTCCACCGTTGATAGATCGAGGTTGTCACCCAACGTTAGCTTTGCGCGGAATCCACTCGGTGGGTTTCGTTCAAGCGCTAGACTGGCCTGAAACATGGCAAAGCCTAACAGATCAGCCCACACCAATGGTCGTCCGAAAAGCCTACGACCAACACGGATCCAATTTCCGGTGGATTCGCATAGTGGAAACACATCAGGCGCGGGTGACTGCAGTGGCCGAATGCTTGCGCAAGGGGTGGCCTGTGATTTTTGGTATTTGGTGCGATGAGGCATACACCCAGCACAAATCGGAAGCCCCCATCGATGCCATCGACGATGGCGACATCATTGGAGGGCACATGCAAACCGTGCTGGAAATCGATAATCATGGCAACCTCATCGTTGACAACTGGTGGGATGAGTGGGGGTACGACAACGGAATTGGAAAAATATCTCCGGGTTTGTTTGGATCCTATCTGGTCGATGACGTATTTGCTATAATGTCAGTGCCCACATACACACCAATCGCATTGAGGCAGAAGTAAACATGAAGCGCGCAATTATCGCATTTTGCGTTTTACTATTATCTGGCTGTCCAGAACCACAACCACCCCCAACCCTCAAAGACTGCGCGGGAGTATGCGCACATCTGCAATCGATGGGGTGCGAGCTCGGCAAGCCAACGCAAAAGGGCGCCTCATGCGAAGAAGTTTGCAAAAACTCAGACCTAAATGGGTTTCCATGGCCGATTGGGTGCATCAGCGGAGCCGCAAATTGCGCCACGGCCGAAGTTTGCCAATAAGGAGCAAAACATGTACCCACAGCATTTTTACGGCTACGGATTCCTAGGACGCAGCGTCCAAGAGATCGATGCTGATATCGCCATCGTCCAAGCAAGAATTGCCGATATCGACGGGCAGATCAGCACGATCAATCAGCAAATGGACATCACGCAGCAAACGATGGCCGAAGTCTACAACAACCCCAATTACACCCCCGAAGAGCAAGCAGGAGCAGTTGCCGGGCTGCAAGCTACTATGCAAGAGCTCATACGGCAAAAAGATTTACTGCAAAAGGATCGTAAAGGGCTGCAAGAAATACTTGGACACTTGCAAAGAGAACGCGCGCAGGCAGTCCAAACACGCCCTCCAACCACCACGCCTCCAACCACCACGCCTCCAACCACCACGCCTCCAACCACCACGCCTCCAACCACCACCCCGGTGGGAACCACCGTAGGCGTCGACGAGGAAACGAACATTCTGGCTTGGGTAGGAATTGGGCTGCTTGCAGCTGGTGCAGTCGTGGCTCTTTGGCCCAAAGGACGCAAACGCCGATAAGTCGTGCTATCATCACAGCATGATCACATTTGACACGCCGATCGAAGTCATCCAAACACCCCTCACAGATTCCAAATCCCGACAAAAAGTCCTTGTGGCTAATGCCCTCCGTTGCATAGGCATCTCAGCAAGCAACAAAAAGACCTATGCAGCTTTCGAGGAGCTGTTGGGCAAGCCCTACCCAAACACCAAATGGCCGTTGAACGTACCCTTTCGATGCTGGAAGGAAGACGGCAAATGGCAAACACAAGGCGTTTCGACGTGCGGGCTGGTTGCCGAGGGGATCGCCCGTATGTCTGGCGTGGACAACCCGTGTCTTTGGCAACCATACTGGCCGGCCCAGAAATACCAATCGGTGACCAGAACCATCGCTTGGGCGACCAAAATCGGAGCATGGCATCTTGCCAAGAACCAATCCAAGCTGGACCCCAAACCTCTACCCGGAGACTATGTGATCATCGGCTGCCGGTCGGCCGGCGAGACGTATGGGGGCATTGAGCATGCGTTCACCGTCGTTGCCTGGGAGGATGACGTGATGGTATCGGTGGACGGCGGGCAAGTCGACGAATCAGGTCTGCAATGCATCAAACTGCGCCGGCGAAAATGGGAGATGTCGCACGGGAAGGTTTGGGTGCCCAACGCCGACCCCCGAGACGGGTACTCCACTCGCCGGGTGCTTGGGTGGGTTTGGCAGACATGCGAGCTTGTCCCATATCGATCCTATTGCCACGCCCCACAAGGATGGGAATCGGTGAAAGTTTAGGAGGTACAAATGAATGGAAAAATCACAATCCGCACTGATGCGAGCACAGAGGCCATAATCAGAGACTTGCAGCGCCGCACAGGATCGAGTGCCACAGACATTATCACCATCCTACTGTGGTACGCCCACAAGAAGGTATTTCCAAACAATTCGGCAAGCTATATAACTGAAGATCTGGCGTTTGGGTTATGCTTGCGCCCGCTACCAGAAGACCTATATGATCGATTTCAAATCGACGCGGCGTCTAATAGCGAGCATGATCGAGTGATGGCATTTTTCGATAAGCTTAAAACAGAACGTGTATCTTCAGAAAGCGGGGTACCAAATGCCGAAGGATAACCGCACAACCACCGTCACAATCAGACTTACCCGCAATGGCCGAAAGTGCCTCGAGGCACTTTCAGCCATCAGCAACCTCAGCATATCTGAGTTTATCAGGCAATGCATCGCGCAAGGCGACGAAACCCTCAACAAGACTACCCCCAATTCGGATCCATGTGCGGATCCCGGTGTGCTATGATCCCCACATGGATCTTTTCTACTGGGGTGGCCCCGTCACACCGAAGCAAGCTCGAGAGATCACATGGCAAACACCCACCAAGGTGTTGACGAGGGGAGCCAACGGCTCAAGCGCCAATTTCCAGATCTACAAACAGTTTGAGGCCCCGCTTGGGTACGCCTGGCCGACGATGGCGGAGACCGCCGGCATCGATCCCACCCAGCTCGGCAGTCTTGGCATCGGTGGCTTCTCCGCGTTTCACGGATTTGCCAATGCGTTTCTCAAAAATCCCCAAGACCGCGCGAGGGTAAGCTACGTGCACCTTGCCGATGCATGCTTCCAGGGGGGCACAGCTACGGAGCCCAAGCAGGGGTTTCTCGAATACGCCCGGGAAGCAGTTAACCCAGAAAGCGGAAAGCTCCTAGTGGCCACCACCAACGGACCCTACGGGCAAACCATCCGATACTGGGGACCGTCCCCCAGCACAGGCCAACGCACCGAGTATTTTCTCACCTCGGGTGCGCTGTGCCTCCAACACGTTTGGGACGCAGTGGGGGGCACAGAATGGACGCCGGTGGTTCCCCCTGGTGTCGCCCCACCGACATTTGCCAAAGCCAAGGGTAATTTCCTGTGGTTCCACTACGAAGACCCACCAGGGCAAGATCCCCACGGGTACCACGTGCTAAAGATTGCCACGCCCTACATGAGCTTCTACGGTGCTCCATGGATGGCTGCAAGGACCTATCCCGGCGAAGAAAAGGCGCATGGGGGCCTCAGCGGACCCATGGTGGCACTTTTGACCGGGGCTGCAGCCCTCGGAGCCTACAGCCTTTGGAAATGGAAATTTGCGCCAAAGCAACGCTATACACGCAGCACACCAAATCCATATCCGTGGCTGACATTGCGAGAGGTCGAACGATGGGAACCGCTCGCCGCAGAGCTTGGAGTGTCCCAGGTCGCCAGAAGTCCCAGAGGGTTTCTGACAGCCTATCGACGATCGGGGGTTCCTGGTAGTCTATCAGAGACATGGGTGCAAAAGCGAGAAGCCTTCGTGGCCAGACATCTTGCGCAGGTGCAGCAACGCGGAGAACCGCTTTTCCAAGATGGCCTTCCCACCCGTAGGCACTTAGCTCTCATCATGTGGGCCTACAGCCCAGCAAAATCAAGACTTACTCGGACACCTTGACCGGCAAATCCGACAAGGTATCAAGTGCCGAAAGCTCCACCTCGAGCTCTTTCAGAGCAGCCTCCAACTTGTCGATCGCTGCAAACAGCTCGTCCAACCCGCTATTCCGTGCGTTGACCACATCAGTAGCAAGAAATTCCACCGAGGTCATCTTTTCGAGAACACTCATTCCTGCGTCAAACACAGTTTGCAATGTTGCGCGGTATTGTAACTCACAATACGGGCACGTTTCATCATTTTCGGCTGTTTCTTCGTGAGATGCACAAAGCATTGGGTATTTCCTTTATGCGGAGGCCAATCGAATCACCGCGCTGTAGGTCGAAACCCCAAATCCTTGATCGGACAGAATACGCCGCTCGGCCGTCGTAAACGGCTTGCCATTTGCGGGGTAAGCGATTACGTGTCCATCGCCAATCGATTTCACGGCTTCTCCACGGTATCTGATTCTGACCCTGCGACCGATCATGTGGGTAATGCGATCGGCCAAACGATCAGCGCGATAGGCGTCTGGTTTTGCCGTGGTATCTCCAAAATCGTACTCACGAAGGACCCTTCCCCAATCAACAAACTCGCTTGCCACAACAGGACTTATTTTCTGCAGCGTTCCGCGCCCGGCCAAAACTGCCACAACACTCTTCAGCGATTCCGCAAAGGAGTGTCGTGCCACCCAATCTCTGGACAAGTACATTTCACCCCCCATTGCTTGCCCGTTGTCCCAATCAATTTCGTACTTCACGAAATTGACAGTGTCTCCTGGCATGCTCAACACCCATTCTTTGAGCACTGCGTCGGCTTTCCTGTAGAGATCAGTTTCCTCGGATACACGCTGAACAACTCTGATTTCTGGAACTAAATGTGGAGGTCCTTCCACTCGATGCAGTGTTATCTTCAAGGGTGTGTTCTTGCGCTTCTCTGGTTTGTCCGTAGGGTTTTTACCAGGGAAATACTCTGATTGAGGCTTTCTGCAATGTTTGGATTTTGGGTTGGTGTACGCACAATAGCGTGACCAAGCGACCGCCCAAGCCCGTGACGGGGGCATCCCAGGTTGATTTTCGACGGTTTCTTGGTAGTACCGTTCTACCTTTGGAGGAATACCTTTGGGGTTATCTACTGAGTACACAATGGCACTACGCGAAATCACAGCAAACGCACGCGACACCTCATCACAGGTTCCCATTGTGACAGGAAACCCCTCAAGCAAAAGAGCATAACCGCCCACTGCCTTCGCCGGTGGATACTCCCCAGCCGCAAGAGCACGGCCATCCTTGGCTTTGCCCACGCACACAGTACCTGCTTTAAGTACTGTGCTTACCTTATCGTAGGTTTTGCTTTCGCTTTTTGTCAGCATGATCCACCCACACCATACTACGCAATCACCCGACGCACCAAAAATCTAAGTCAATCGTCAGAAAGCGCATTGAGCACACCAGCCGCACCAAGCAACCACGACAGCATGCCAACAAACGTCAAAAGACCGTGTTGCGCCTTGTAAGAGACACAAGGAGGCACGGGATCATAAGCAGGATCAGAAAAAACACGACGATCACACCCAGCCCCCGCGCCGAGCTCTGGCACCTGCCAAATCGGCACACCTTCGCGAACACGTTGCAGCACCACAACGCGCAAATCAGCAGGCAGCGAAGCATACACGTTGGCCACGCAAAGCATACTCGACCACTGAACTTCCCCTGCGCGTGCTCCCGGAGAAAGCGCTTGACCGGCCGTTTCGATCGCAAGCACAAGCTCCACAGCTTCCGCGTACGCTTCGGGCCAGATGATGTGTTGGAGATTCAGTTCGCGCGCAAAGAGATACCTGAGCGCACACGATTCATAGGTTTGATATGTCGCAAGCAGGGTTTGGCGGGGTGGGAGCAGTTCACCGTTAGACATACGGTGATCATATCATCGATAGCCCCCACTTCGCACGGTCTTAGCACGCCCTCCATCATCATCGTCCCCATCATCTTCGAGCTCTTCTGATTCTTCCCCATCATCTTCGAGCTCTTCTGATTCTTCCCCATCATCTTCGAGCTCTTCTGCTTCTTCGTATTCTGAAGACTCCTCATCGAAATCTTCTGTCTCTTCATCCCCGTCATCGTCTGCACCGTCTTCCCCAAACACGTAAGCACGCCCAAATTGGCGTGCTTTATCCATGGCATCTTCCTCAAACCGTTCACTTTCGTCTTCGAAATCCGCATCAGGAGGAAGAACCCCCAAATATCCCGGCGACTCGTACGCCGGGATCATCCCCTGCTTACCCCCGTCTATAAGGGGCCACACTTCGCCATTTTTGAAACGCCCATAAAGCAGAACATCCGCCGGATATACCCTAATCCTCCTTGCCTTGCGAGAATTCGGGTCAGCGTATACCGCGATCGTCCCAACCGGTGCAACCACTATTTCGACTACTGACATTTTCGTGCCTCCTTCCACGGTGATAACGCTATATGCGGATCTGCACAACCATATATGGTAGAATACCACCATGGAAGCGATGCAAAGTGGATGCAGTGGCGCCAGATTGGAGATCGGAGAAGGAGGACTCCTGCACGCTGACGGTGTGCTGCTCCCCACTACCCGATGGCCAACCAGGGTAGACGGTTGGCGAAGCTTGATCTCAGAAAAGGCACACAAGTACCAAATTCCACAAGCGTTGGTCGCGTCCATCATGGCCGCAGAGTCTGCCGGCCGACCGGAAGCGGTGAGCTACGCGGGGGCCCTGGGGCTGATGCAGGTGATGCCCGGGACGGCAAACTATCTGGCAGGGCGCCGGATGACTCGAGAGGAAGTGCTCGATCCCTCCACCAACGTCGACCTTGGTGCCAAGTACCTGGCCGAGCTTATGGAGCGGTACTCAGGCAATCTGGTCAAGGTTCCAGCTGGCTACAACGCCGGCAGTGCGCGATGCACCCGCAACCCATCCGACCGATGGGGCCTCGTCCAAAACCGCGGCTACGTCGAAAAGGTCCTGCGCTTGTACAACCAAGCCATCCTGAACGGATACGCCACCACCCCCACCAGAGCCAACAACACAACTGGATGGCTGCTGCTGCTCACCGGAGCCGGCGTGCTGAGCTGGGCCGTGCTCCGGAGGTTGTGATTTTTGGAGGTTGCCCACAAACATTATAGGATGCCCCCATGAGCGCAACCAACAGATCAAACGTACGCATCCCACAAGATTTCTACACCACGCCAGCAAGCGCAGTGCACGCGATCCTAAATCGCTTGCCGTCTGCGCTGGTCTCCATGGACCATAGAGTACTTGAGCCTGCCGCTGGAGACGGCGCAATCCTCCGAGTCCTCCTCGATCGAGGACACCAAAAACACAAACTCGAAGCTGTAGAATCTTGGCGCGACCGCGCCAAGTGCTGCGAGGAGCTTGGAGTGAATACCCATTGCGGAGACTTTTTGAGCGACGAATACGCTCCATGCGCAGAACCCAAACTGATCATCACAAATCCGCCTTACTCGCTAGCCGGAGAATTCGTCAAAAAATGTCTAGCCATCGCCGCGCGCACCGATGCCTTGGTGTGCCTGCTCCTAAGATTGCGCTTTCTCGAGAGCAAAAAACGCGCGAGGCTCCTTGCGCGAAATCCCCCAGATGTCTACGTGCTTGTGCCTAGACCATCTTTCACGAGCGACGGCAAAACCGATGCAAGCGCTTATGCGTGGTTCGTCTGGGGCGTCTCAAACGGGAACCACTGGTACCGCCTAGATACTCCTAGCCCTACCGTAGCCTCCCACTGGGCCCCTGCATAAAGTAGCGCCTCACGACATAGATGTCACGGTTTCGCCTCCTGTAGCCACCTAGCAAAACCTAGAATTCCACATACATAGCCTATAGGCGTATTCTTTGCATATATTATTGTGCCTATCGTTCAGGCAAAAGGAGAAAGCAAATGGCACCCGTAGTCCAGTTTAAAAAAGGTATTTTTTATGCAAACACCAGCTACGACCAAAAGAAAGCCCGCGAAGCTCTCAAGGCCGCGGGATTTCGCTTTTGCTGGGGCGTCAGCTCCGGAAAATGCTGGGCGAAGTGCCCAGCTTGTAGGGCGGGGCTCCCCGCCTACAGCTGGCATACCCGCGATCTGAGCATCGCGGGGCGCTTCTACGCCAACATGGACGCCAACGCCAAAGCAGCGGTAGACCAAAGCAAAGCTGCAGAAGCGGCAAGCAGGGCCACAGATGTGGCCGTGCCCACCAATTTCAACGTGGATTGCCCCGACGGGCGCGAATACCTGCCGTACCAAAAGGCGGGGATCGAGTGGATCGTCAAACGACAGTCTACCCTCTTGGGAGACGAAATGGGCCTCGGGAAGACGATCCAAGTACTCGGTGCGATCAACGCCGACCCCCAAATTCGAAAGGTGCTGGTGGTCTGCCCCGCCACCCTTCGCCGGAATTGGGTGGCAGAAGCCACCCGATGGATCACCAAACCTCTGCAGGCCGGAATCGTTCAGCAGGCGGGGGACTTGCCCGCACACGAAAAAGGCAAGGTTCTGATCGTTGTGACCAACTTCGAAAGACTCACGGGAAAACGAGGGGAAGCTCTCCTCGGAGAGCTCAAAAACCACCAGTGGGACATGCTCATCATCGACGAAGCGCACAAAGTAAAGAACCCAAAGGCGCAGCGAACCCTTGCGGTCATCGGAAACCGCCAGGGCGCCGGCGGACTGGCCGAAAAGGCGTTCAAAAAAGTCTATTTGACCGGCACCCCAATCGCCAACAAGCCCGTGGAGCTCTGGGGGCTGATCTCCAGTTTGGACCCCCAAACCTGGCGAAATTTTATGTACTACGCCAAAAGGTACTGTGCGGCTGAGCAAGTTTGGGCCGGCCGTAAGATGGTTTGGGATTTCAGCGGTGCCCAAAATCTCGAGGAGTTGCAGCGTAGACTCCGCACCGAGAACGGTGGTCTCATGATTCGCAGGCTCAAGAAAGACGTGCTAACCGAGCTCCCGGCCAAGCGCCGGGTGCTCACGGTGCTTGAGCCCAACGGGGCATCGGGCGTCATCGCAAAAGAGCAAGCCGCGTGGGAAAAGGTCCAAGAGCAAGTCGATTTGGCCCGCGCGGCACTTTTGATCGCCCAAGAGCAGGCCGACAAGGCGGCCTACGAAGAAGCAGTCAAGAACCTCCAAGCCTGCACCCGGGTGGCTTTCGAGGAAATCGCCGCGGCCCGAAGGGACACCGCCGTTGCAAAGATCCCCCACGCGGTTGAGCACCTGCGCGACATGCTCGAGGATAACCAAGAAAAAGTCGTGGTGTTCGCCCACCACCACGCGGTGGTGGACGGCATCATGGAAGGATTGGCAGAGTTCGGGCCCGTCAGGCTCACCGGCAAAGACTCAGACCAGGCCAAAAACGACGCCGTCAAGCAGTTCCAAGAAAATCCCACGTGCAGGGTCTTCGTGGGCAACATCCTGGCGGCCGGGGTGGGGATCACCCTAACAGCTTCCAGCAACGTCGTTTTTGCCGAACTGGACTATGTGCCCGCAAACATGAGCCAGGCTGAGGATCGATGCCACCGCATAGGTCAAAAAGACTCCGTCTTGGTCCAGCATTTGGTGCTGGACGGGTCCCTTGATCAGCGTATGGCCGCCACGCTGATCAAAAAGCAGGCAATCTGTGATGGCGCTCTGGACGCCCAGCTCGGAAACGATCCCATCTACCTCGACGACAGCGAGACGGGCCCGGGGCGCAGACCACCTCAGTACACCAAAGACACGCACGACGCCGCACTCGAGGCCATCCGCACCATTGCGGGGTACTGCGACGGCGCCGCCTCCCGAGACAATGCCGGGTTCTCGAAATTCTGGACCAAGCCCGGCAAATGGCTGGCAGCCAAAAGCGAACTGACAGATCGGCAGGTAGCGCTCGTCATCCGGATCGCCGGGTATCATCACAGGCAGCTCACCGACGACCAGCTGGCCAAACTGGGCATCACCAGACCCACAAGCAAAGCCCGCAAGGTCAGCAAAACTAAGTAATCCGACCCCACCTTACCCCCAAATCTGGTACAATATACCAATGGCACCACCAAAACTCCAAGCGATCAAAGGCGGCAAACCAGAAGCCGCACCATTCGACCTAAACAAGCTCGATCTAAACGAGCAAGCCGCAAGTATCCGAAGAGTACTCCGATCCGTCAACCCTGGGATCCGCGTCACGCGGGAACGCGGCACCGCTGCAGGATGGGTCGATGTGCAACGACCCACCTACGAGAAACCACCAATCACCGATTTGCAATGGAAACAGCTCGAAAAGCTCGAAGTCGCAGACCGTTGGGGGAATCTCAAAACGATCAGCCCAGAAGATCGGAAATACTTGCTGCAAAAATGGCTGGCAGATCCAGAGCTGGCAACGCTTGTCATGGGCACAAAAACGCCCCAAGCAAAACCCAAAACCCCCACCTGGGAAGAGGTCTTCCGAGATCATAGGCACCTGCTCAGGCAAGACATCAAACACCGGTTCATTACAGCTGCACGTGAACAGATCCAAAAAGCGCCCAAATTCAGTTATGCCGCCATACCGCTAACATGGTTTCCTGCAGACGTAGGCGAGCTGCACAAGTCCAACGGGATATCCCATCTTATCAAGATAGGCATTTTGGCGGAAGTAAATGGAAACAAGCTTCAATTTACAGACCTTGGCCGCAAGTTTCTAGGTCAACCCATAAGTGCCGCAACCAAACCAAAAAACCCGAACGAGGCCATCCAACAAGCAGCCATCGCCGCGATTCCCGAATATCACGCTTGGATCAACGAAACGACTGGGATCGAGTGGGCGGGGTACAACCCAGATCCAAAAGATCCACAGTATCGGATTTTTGGATCTGCGGTCGAGACGTTATTTTTCACCAGAGTCAACGGCGGAAGCGCATCGATCAAGATCAAGTGGCGCTACGTTGCGGGCAAACCCGGTGAAAGCTGGGCCAACACCTACGAAGTAAGTCGCAACTTCGGAATCCCTGGGTTTCAAGCAAATGTGCAGGATACCACCGACTATGTCAAAACCATCCAGCAAGCAGTATCTCCCGAAAAACTGCTCCCCCGCGAGGAAATGGAACGCTTCGGGATTCAAATCCAAAACATCGCCCTGACAAGAAAGCAAATCCCAACGGATTTAAACGAACGCGCCGCGATGATCCGCCGCGTGGCCAGCTCAGTCGCGCCTGGAATCAGCGTCACCCGAGGTAAGGGCACCGCTTCAGAGTATCTACGCATGAGCGAGCGCAAAAAGGGCAGCATCACGCCATCACAATGGCAACAGCTGGAAAATCTCGGGCTGGCGCTCAAAGCTGGGACCTTCGCCACACTGAGCTACGAAAATCAGGGTAACCGCATCGCAAACTACCTGGTGGACCCCCAGCTGGCACCCATAGCCATGGGAGAAAAACCAAAAACACCGCCCCCCAAGCCGGCACCACCACCCCCCAAGCCAGCACCACCACCCCCCAAGCCGGCAAAACCCAAGCGCATGTACGCCGCAGAAGTCCCCAAGACAACGCGTGTCCCACCACCACCAACTCCCTCAGTGGCAAAGGTGTACATCACCGATCCCGACGTACTCTTCCATCTGGGCCTGATCGAAGGCGAATCGTGGAAAGCCAAACAAGCCAAACCCAACGATTCGCCATTTGGGGTGCACATGAACCGGTTTGCCTTTGAGGCCCTCCAGCGCACCGGCGAGGCCCAGCAAGGCAAAACGATCGCTGAGGTGATGCCCAGAGGGGGCGTGATCAAAGGCACCCGGGGTACCTGGTACGCAATCGCATCAGACGGCGAAGTGCTCATGATGCGGCAATTCTCAACCCCAGAAAAACGACAACTGGCCCGAGGCATCCTACGGGTAGGATAAGAGGACAAGATGTTGGTAGTAGACACAAATTCGCTAATTGCAGCCATAGACATATTAGCTAAGATCAAAGAAAAAACATACGCACGCGACGAAGTCTTCATATCAACCGTAGACGGCGAGCTGGTGCTCACCAAATACATGAGGCAATTCGACAAAACGCATAGAGTAGAAGCCAAAGTATTGACCATCAGCAAAGACCACATTACTCCTAAGGACGAACCCATATCAATCGAGAGCAAAGAGCTGCAAACCGTCAAAAAGGTGCTGGCGAAAACCCAAGAAGCCCAAGTATACTGGAAAGCCCCAAAAGCCAAAATAGGGCTCACATTTACAAGCGGGCAGGCAACCTACGAAATCAAAGACGCCAAGCTCGGAGGCACACCCAAAGACCTACCAAGGTCAACCGAAGCTGTAGTATACCCAAACACCACATTCAACGCGCTTTTTGCGGCAACAGCTCCCATTATGTCGCGTGACACCATGCGCGAAACCCTAAACGCGGTCCTACTAGACGTAACCACACAAGACCTTAGTTTGGTCGCCACAGATGGACATAGACTGGTGGCTGCTACAACCAAAGCAACCAAAGCAGCCAAAGGACTAGGAAAGACCCAAATACTAATCCCAGCGTTGATAGTCGATAGCATCTTATATTGCGCCAAGCATAAAAAAGTAGGCAAAACCTCAATTGCAACCAATCCAGATGCAGCAACCTTCACCGTGGAGGTAGCCGGGGCCCAAATACGCTTTGACGTGCTTCTGGGCAACATGAACTTTCCCGATCACGCCAGCTTCCTGGCGCCTAGAGACTACGGCTGGACCACAGAAATCAACCTCACAACTGACCTACCCAAAGTCGAAAGAGTCATCAAACTTGCAGGTGTGATGGATGCTACCAGCTCCGTCGACATCACAGGAGACAATAGGGGGATTGTGCAGTTCTTCATCGACGATGAGGGGCAAAGCGCTATAGCCGCAGAGGTGGACGGCCTACGAATTGGGTACAACCTGGCAAGCGCACCAAAAAGAGGGAAATTTTGGTATAGATCAGTGGGGATCAACGCAAAATACCTAAAGGCCGCGATCGACATGTTCGTCAAGATCCAAGACTCCCCCCAGGCCATCGAACTAGAGTTTAGAGACTACCTCGAATACGTCGCAATACGCGACACAATCGCAAACGTACGTGTGTCTACAGTTGTTATGCCAGCATCTACAGAAGGTTCAAAGGACTCGAAAGAAGACGACCCTCACTCATTTTTGAGTAAGCGTGGCCCACATTCGGGTGACACTTCGCCGGCGCCCGCAGAAATCTGGCAAGACGCTGTCAAGTTTATCGCACAGTTTACATACGCCAAATCGACTATGGCAGTATTGGCAAACATCAAAATTGACTCGCACGAAAACATGGTGCTACTCGAAGGTAGCGATATGTACATGGAGGGGCGCACAACGATCCCAGTAGGCGCACCTGGCAACATATCCGCCCTTGTCGACGCCAAAGCCTTGAAAAAAGTGCTATCGATCTTTGATAGTGATTCTGTAATCCGCCTATCGCGACAAGAAGTTACAGGCTATGACTACCAATACCAAATAAACGTTTATGAACAACACACAGGCTTCAATGTGTCCCTAAACGGGCATTACACAGGAGACTGGCCGGGCATCCCTCAACCAAACCTCGACGACGTGACGATGACCATCTCGAGTGCAGCCTTGTCGGCTCTGGCGGCAACAACAGAGCCCTTCATTTCGACAGACACCACCAGAGTAATCCTCAACAGCGCCTACATCGAAACAGAAAACTCCCCTCAATCAACCACGGTTCGCGTATCAGCAACCGATGGCCACCGTCTGACCGTCGCCGAAGCAGAGGCACCCCCAGGAAGCACCAACAGCACAAGCCTCATGCCTCGAGAGGCGTTCCGGCTGCTACCCTCCCTCACAAGCAAGCTTACCGGCGACGTGCGGCCAATCAGATATGGGGGCAAAAAACCCAATAAATGGTTTTACATGCCAAAAACAAGCAGCAATCAGATCGAAAGATGGATCATCTACAAAGAAGTAGACGCACAGTTTCCAAACATTGAAGATTTTGTAACCGGCACAAGCAGCACCGGAAAACCCGATAGCATTTGGACTTGTCGCACGGAAGATCTGAAAAAAGCTTGTGCGGCCCTTGTTGCCGCAAAAGCAGAGGGCATGATGCTTACTGACAACGAGGGCAAAATGCGTGTGGCCTCATCAGACGAGGCGATAGTGCAACAAATACCTGTTAAGTACCTTGGAAACCCACCCCACATCGGGCTAGCCCCCAAATATACGCTGGATCTATGCAACGTCATCACAGACGAGCAAGTCACATTTGCTCAATCAACACTACTAAACCCGCTAAGAACCTATGCAAATCATGGTGAGTACGTCCGCTTGTGTGGAATTTTGATGCCGATGCGATCCGGGCTAACCGAACTAAAGCCATACGGTAAACCGCTCCCCAATCAAAAACCCATGCCCATACCAAACCAAGCACCCATGGAAGCCATCTCCAAGGCCCCCAAGGCCCCCAAGGCCCCCAAGGCCCCCAAGGCCCCCAAGGCCCCCAA